TGCCGTAGCGCTCGCGCTGGGGTTCTTTAAGCGCGCCTGTCACCCGCTCAGCGCTGGCCGGCTTAGGCACGAAGTCGTAGGGCTTGACGGGCTTGATCTTGTCAGCCATGCGCCAGTACTCGTCGCGCGTCATCTCGCCCGCTGCCACCTTCTGCGCGGCCGCGGTGAGCTCGGGATTGCGCTCGGTCACCTTCTTGTGGTTCGGATCGATGCCGATCTCGCGCACGGGGGCCTTGCCGCCCTTTGCCATGCGCTTGGGCTGCTGACGCAACAGGGCCAGCTTGGCCAAGTCCATGTTCAACATCTTAGCGGCACCCGGGTCGCGGATCGTGTTGCTGATCGCCTCTTCGGGCTGCGAGCTGATCATGCCGCCCGCCTTATAGCCGCGCTGCTGCAGGTACTTAAGATAGTCTTCGTCAATGAATTGCGAGGGGCTCATGGTGCGCCAGTCGATTTGCATCGGCTCGCGCTTAAGTTTATCGCGGATGTTCTGGTTGAAGTCGCGCAGCACGATCTCGGCCGGCGCGTGCTTGTACTTTACGCCCAAGTCCTCGCCGTGATTCACGTAGGGGTAGGCTTGATGCAGGTCGGGTCGGTAGCTGACGTTCTTATCGAGCTGCACCAGCCTGTCACCGATTGACCAGTTGTCCACATCGGCCGCTGACGGCTCGAGGTGCTTGGCAAGTAGCTTCTCAACGTCAACCGTGCGCCCCTTAGTTGGGCCGCCCACGCCTTTACCGCGTAGCATCTCGGCGATCGCACCGCGACGGTCGTAGGTGTCGACCAGCTCACGGAACTTCGGGTCGGCAATGTCGTATTCACGATTCGGGTCAAAGGGCTGGGTCTTTTTGCCCGGCAGCTTGGGCATGTTGGGGATGCGCTTGTTAATCAAGGCCAGCAGCTCGGGGCTGATGTTGCCCAGCGCAAGCTGCTGTTCGAACTCGTCCATGAACTTGTTGAACATGGGCGTGTTGCTCTTGTGCTGCTCGCGTGCGCCAAGGAACGGTGCCCAGACAACGTCTTCACCAGACTCCTTAGCCTTGGCTTTAGCGCCGCTCTTCTTGGTGAAGGCCGCCGCCACGTTCTCGTACTCGGGTTGGACCTTCTGCAGCCACGAGAACCACGGGCCGCCGCGCTGGCTCTCATCAAACGGGTCGGTGCGCATGCGGTCGTACTGCAGCAGCTTCAAGGTCTTGCCCTGCTGGTTGCCCAGCGCCTCGCTCATAGGCACGGGTTTGCGCGCAAGCTCGGCGGCGTGGATGTAGGCGATTTCTCTATCGGTTAGGAATCTGGGCATAGTCGCTCACGCTGCGTAAGGGTTGGCGCGCTTGGGGCGGTCGTCGGCGTAGTATAGGTCAGGGTCGGCCACCGGGTCAATGTTCACAAAGCCCATGTCGCGCAGCACTCGGAGCGCCTGACTGAGCGCGTCGACGTAGTCGTCGTGCTTGCTGTCGGGGAAGCTGCAGACCTGACTCAGGAACGCGTCGCACCAGTCGCGCGCGCAGCCGGGATTGATCGTCGACTCGGGCAGGTAGACGCGGCCGCGCGCGATCAGCGGGCTCACGATGTTTAGGCGCATGGTCTTGTCGGCGTTGCCCGGGTTGTAGCTGCGCACGGGCAGCCCGGCGCGCTGTAAGTCTTGGAGCAGCACGATGCCGGCCGACTTGTCCTCGATCAGGATCAGGTCTACCTTCTTGCCGTTGCCGAACTCGTTCTCGTCGCCGTAGATCTCCTCGCTCTCCGAGATCACCTTAGGGCGCAGCTCGGGGTACTGGATGCGCTCGCTCCAGCAGTCGATCAACATGACGCTCATGCCCTTGTCCTCGCTGGGCTTGAACACGCCAAGCACGACACAAGCCGTGGGGTCGGCCGCCGTGCGGGTGCTGGTCGCGCAGTCGTATGACTGCACCACGTACTCGAACTGCGGCAGGGGCTTCTCGGCACCCCAGAGCTTGAACCACGAGCGCTTGACGATGCCGGTGTCCTCGCTCGAAAGGATCGAGGCGTGGATCTCTTGGTCGCCCAGACGCGTGCCCTCGTACTGCAGGATCTGGTCGCGAAAGCTGGGGGCGAGGTTGTCGAGGTTGGCGTAGGTTGACGCGGTGGTGAGGTATACGTCCTCGCCGTCGCGGTCGGCCAGAGACACAATCAGGTCCTTGGGCCGCGGTGTGGTGGAGGCGATGATGGTCGTGCGCTTACCCAGCCGCACACCGAACTGGATCTGATCCCACGCGTCGTCTAGGTACTCCCACGCGGCCAGCTCATCGAGCCACGCGCCGTGGAACTGCGGCCCGCGAAAGCGCTCGGGCTCAGATGCGGGTATACCCTTGATCAGGCTGCCGTTGGTTAAAACGATCTCAGCAAGGCTCTTGTTGTAGTCGGCCAACAACACCCGGGGCATCACGTTCAGGATGCCGCTATCGCCCTCAAAGCACGTACCACGCACATCGCCGCTCGTGGGGGCGGATACCAGCCAGCGCGTGTTGGGCTGGGTCCACGCCCACCACCAGACCTGCTCGGCCGCGGTGCGCGTCTTGCCGGCGCCGCGGCCAGCTAGCAGCAGCCAGATCGACCACCAGTCACCTGCCGGCAGAACTTGGTGAGCGTGGGCCTTCTTGAGCCACGCGACGCGGGCCTCAAAGGCCGCGCGGTGTTCGGCCGGGTAGGTTGCGTACTCGCGCTGAAACGCGGGATCAAGCAGCTTCTTGGCCAGACTACTTGCCATCTTGGCGCTCGGTCTGCAAGCCGTCGGCCAGCGAGATGAGCGTCTCGGGGGTAAAGGTCAACGCCAGCGGGTTCTCGGCCTCGCCGGCCAGCACTTGGCGATCGCCGTAGCGCTTGGGGCACCAGCTCTTGAGCAGGCGCAGCCTGAGCTCGACGCGGTTCTTCTGCCACTGGACGAACGCGCTGTCACGCCGACCGCCCCCTTCGCCTGTGATGCGCTCGGGTTCCTCGTCGATAATTCTGATGGTGTCTTCGGCCAAAACATCGAAGCCTGCGTCTCTCGCGCGCGCGTACATTTCTCCGAACTCGGGCAGGTCGGTCACCCAGTGCTGCACGGTAGAGCGCTTTGGCATGTTTGGTGACTGCAAGATGCTCACCAGCGTCTCACCCATCGCCAAGCGCTCGCAGATGTGAGCCGCGAGCTCTTGCGTGTACAAACTCCCTGATCCCTTAGGCCTTCCCATAGCAAACCTCCGATTATTCTCGCGATTTTATACTACTGTTGTATTTTTGCATTAGGGTTTCCGATAATAAAATAAATGTTTACATTGTCAACAAAAGAGGATTATAGTGGAGGCTCAGTACCCAACACGACAAACACGGAGCTTCAAATGACATTACTAGACAAAGTTATCGCAGAAATCAACGTCAACCGCAACGACGCAACCGACTACGACAAGATGGTTTCGCGCAACATCGCCCTGCAAACAATGCGCCAGTGGATCGACATCGACGGCCTGTACCAGTACGCTAAAAATTTCGGCGTGCTCGTTGACGGTTCCGCCGAAGATTTTGCCTGCGAGTTTTACACCGCCTACAACAACGAAGTCGCCCAAACTTATTAATCACCCCGGGCCCTTCGGGGCTCACCACACACGGAGTCACACCATGAACATCAAAATGTCAGCACCAACAGCTTTTCGCTCACGCAACCCACTGGACAACGCAACGATCGCGCATTACGCGCCTTCGGTCTTTGCACAGGAAGCCCACGACAGCCGCGGCGAGCGCTACGCCTTCATCCCAACCAGCGACGTGCTCGAGGGCCTGCGCGCCGAGGGCTTTGAGCCCTACGAGGTTCGCCAGACCCGCGTGCGTGATCTCAACAAGCGCGAGCACACCAAGCACCTGCTGCGCCTGCGTCACCCCACGGCGCTCAAAAACGACGAGGGCTGTGGCGAGATCATCCTGCTGAACTCGCACGACGGCACGAGCTCGTTCCAGTTGATGTCCGGATTCTTTCGCATGGTGTGCGCCAACGGCATCATCGCCGGCGACGTGGCCGCAGACTGCCGCGTGCGTCACACCGGCCGGGTAGTTGACGACGTAGTCGACGCGTCCTACCGCGTGATCGACGAGCTTAACAGTGTGGGCGCACGCATCAACGACTACAAGGCCGTGACAATGGACCGCCCCCACCAAGAGCTCTTCGCACGTGCCGCGCTCGCCTTGCGCTACGACGACGGTGCCGCACCCATCGATGCCAATCGCCTGCTCACCCTGCGTCGCTGGGATGACAACCAAGACAACCTCTGGACGACGTTCAATCGTGTGCAGGAGAACATGATCAAGGGCGGCGTGCGCGGTCGCACGACTAACGGTCGCAACATGTCAACGCGTGCCGTGGGTGGCGTGACCGAGAATGTCAAGTTGAACAAGGCGCTCTGGACGCTGGCCGACGAGTACGCCAAGCTCGCTGCATAAAAACAACAGGGGGTTCGCCCCCTTGTTGCATTCAACAACTTTACAATGTAAACTGTAATCTCAGTACCCAAACACGACAAACACGGAGCCTTAAAAATGAACTTCACCCCCTCAGCAGTCGACCAACTCGGTCTCCTCCTCGCCCAAATCGCCGACCTCACCAAGCAGGCCGACGCCATCAAGAAAGTTGTCAAAGAACGCGGTGCCGACGGCAACCTCGAAGTCGATGCCGACGGCGTCGCGTTTGTCGAAGGCTCGTTGTTTCGCGCGACCTACAGCGAATTCAACAGCACCATCTTCGACAAAGAAAAGTTCGTCAAGCAGTTCGGCGAGGCCGAGTACGCCAAGTACACCAAGCAGTCTGCCTCGTTCCAAGTTCGCGTCAAAGCCCGCAAGTAAACCAACCGCCCCCGAGGGGGCTTTAGGATTTTTATGAACCACGAACAACTCATCGCGTCGTACCCAGA